TGGCGGTACTCGTTTCGATGAGGTCGTACCCAATAAAGTCGTTATGGCACTCGGTGAACTATACAAATCTAAGTATGGTACCAACGGTGGTATCGATTGGTGGGTAAATGCCGAAGATATGGTGGTTGAGAAACGTGATGCCTAAGTACATTAATGATGAAGCAATCGACATCTTTGTCGACTACTATTACCCGCGGGCTAAATGGCTCCAGCTGAACTGCAGTTGGGGACCTTTAGACTATGAAGGTCCTGAAGCTAATGCTGAGGTCAACGATGAGTTGATGCAAAAGATCGACATCTATGACTCGTATACACGTAATGCCGCTGGATTCCAAAACGTATTACAAGACCTATGGTTCGGTAAAAATACGCCAAAATGGAGATGGCAAGACGACGAACGACGTAAGCTGACCTCGTCGAACGAGAGTATATCATGGAACATGGATACATGGTTATTTGTGTTTATGTGTCACCGTATCATGGGTTCTGGTGCGTCATTCGAGACTGATCATGGGTACCGCAATAATATCGTCCAATATTGGGGTGCTCACCGCGACATCAAAGATATGTGTGAAGACATGGTTGAGACCAAAGCAAAGGGTCAAGCCATGTTTACGTCTATTGGTAACCAACCACCAGCACCGAAGAAAGGTGTATCAAACGTCGACTTCATGACTAACGAGTTACCGTCACTCGTTGAAGCATTTAGCTCATGGCTAGTCAAAGAACGTCGTGGACATAAAGAAATCGTCGACCATCTCAATGAGTACAACGCATCTGCAGGCCATCGTAAGTTCAACTTCCAGTATGCTGCCTTTGCGATGGATTGTTCAGACTATTATCCCCAACTAGTCGATGGAAACTCACATACATACTTAGGCAATAACGCAGTTCGTTGTATGAAGAGACTATCATCTGGCTGGAAGGCCGATGACTTTATGGATGTCCTTGTAGAACGTACTGGCGGTAAAGCTAAAGACCTTGAGGATGTGATGTGTGACTTTATTCGATTTGGCCAGAACTACGTACCACGTGGTTCAGGTACCTTCGACCATATCCCATCTACAATTAAGAACAACTCTGGTTGGGAGTCCGGATTCGAACAAAGAACCGGTAACCCACCAGTCAAAAGTCCACTTGAACAATTTATGAAATAGGAAAGAAATATATGTCTTTACTCGACCGACTCAAGAAAAATTCAAAGGTAAAGTTTACTGATACCTTATCACAATCCAAGTTCTTTACTCAAAAAGACATGGTTCCAACGCACGTACCTATGGTTAATATTGCCCTATCGGGTAAACTAGATGGTGGTGTGACTCCAGGCCTGACTGTCCTTGCAGGACCAAGTAAACACTTTAAGACATCGTTTGCTCTTCTGATGGCTGCGGCATATCTAAAAGCAAAACCTGAAGCTGTTATGTTGTTCTACGATTCAGAGTTTGGTTCACCACAAGAATACTTCCAACAGTTTGGTATCGATACTGACCGTGTTCTTCACGTACCTATTATGAACGTAGAAGAGCTCAAGTTTGACATCATTGCACAACTTGAAGAGATGGATCGTAGTGACGACGTTATTGTGGTCATCGACTCAGTTGGTAACCTTGCCTCGAAGAAAGAACTTGAGGATGCGAAGAACGAGAAGTCAGTTGCTGATATGTCTCGTGCCAAAGCACTCAAGGGCCTGTTCCGTATGGTCACACCATATCTGACTATGAAGAACATTCCTCTTCTTGCTATCAACCACACATACCAAGAGATCGGCCTGTTCCCTAAGGCTGTTGTATCAGGCGGTACTGGTATCTATTACTCGGCCGACAACATCTGGATCCTTGGTCGTCAACAAGACAAAGTCGGTACCGAGATCAAAGGTTACCACTTTGTTATCAACGTCGAGAAGTCTCGGTACGTCAAAGAGAAGTCAAAGGTACCTATCTCAGTCTCATGGGAAGGTGGGGTCAAACAATATTCAGGTCTACTTGACGTCGCGATGGAGTCTGGTCATATTGTCAAACCGAAAAATGGTTGGTATTGCAAGGTTGACCGTGAGACGGGTGAGGTCATTGGTTCTAACTTCCGTGAGAAGGATGCCGATGGTGCTGAGTTCTGGGATCCAATTCTACAAGACCCAGAGTTCCGTACATTCATCGAGGATAAGTACAGTATTACACGGTCGTCACTTGTTGAGGATGAAGCCGACGAAGTGTAATTAAGGGTGTACAAACTAGCAGAAATGTTGTACTATAAGAATATAACGCAATCTGAAAGCCATTGATGTCAAAACTAGAAACCCTTATCCTTTCACACGTACTTCAAGATAATGACTATTGCCGTAAGGTGATTCCTCATATCAAGAAGAAGTACTTTGGCGGATCTCACCGGAGCGTATTCGGTGAGGTCGTCAACTTTGTTAGTACCTACAACAAGATTCCAGACAAAGAGAGTCTACTCATCGAGCTCGAATCTAAGAGCTTTAGTGATGATCAGTACTCACACATGTCTCGAGTTATTGATGAGGTCTTTGAGCCAGTCAATACAGAGTCAACCGAATGGTTACTTGACAAGACTGAACGGTGGTGTCAAGACTCTGCGTGTGAGATCGCAGTGCTTGACGCTGTCAAGATCCTTAACGGTGAAGATCAAAAGCACGATCGTGGTATGATCCCTAAGCTATTCAAAGATGCCCTTGGTGTTACCTTTGATAATTCAGTCGGTCATGACTATATCGAAGATGCTGCTGACCGTTGGGAACGGTATCACACTAAGGCCGATAAGATTCCATTCTCACTTGAGACCTTCAATGAGGTTACTGACGGTGGCTACGAGACCAAGACTCTTAACATCTTCATTGCTGGTATCCACGTTGGTAAGTCTTTGATGATGGCTTCGATGGCAGCAGATGCTATCATGGCCAACAAGAAGGTCTTGTATATCTCTATGGAAATGGCTGAAGAAAAGGTTGCCGAACGTATCGATGCTAACTTGATGAATCGTGACATCTCTGACCTTGAGAAGCTGTCTAAAGAAGAGTTCATCAACAAGGTCAAGCGCATTCAGGCCAAGACGGATGGTAACCTTATTGTCAAACAGTATCCAACTGCGGGTGCTCATGTCGGTCACTTCCGAGCTCTACTCGAAGATCTTAAAGTCAAACGTGAGTTCACTCCTGACGTTATCTTTGTCGATTATCTTAACATCTGTGCGTCAGAGCGTGTTCGTGGTGCCGCTGCTGGTCAGGGTACTTATATCCTCGTCAAGTCTATCGCCGAAGAGCTTCGCGGTTTGGCAGTCGAGTACGAGGTGCCAGTGTGGTCAGCAACGCAGTTTACCCGTGAGGGCATGGACTCATCCGATCCTTCTATGACTCAGACTTCAGAGTCTATCGGCTTGCCTGCTACTGTTGATCTTATGTGGGCGCTATCGCAGCCGGATCAGTTCAAAGAGAATGGCCAGTATCTGGTCAAGCAACTTAAGAACCGTTACAAGAACATGGACTATAAAGAGAAGTTCGTTATTGGTGTTGATAAACCTAAGATGCAAGTCTTCGATCTTGACGTAGAAGCACAGCTCGGTATAATGGACTCATCTGGTAGTGTACAAAAAGAATCCCAAGACTTCAAATTCGATTTCAATCAGTAGGTAATTATGGAACAAAAAGTTTATCTTATAGCGGCATCAAAGCCATCAGCAATCACTGACTGTCATACAGCTCAAGACCTGGTAGCTTATACCGCACGGGTATCAAACCCAGCCAACCAAAACAATACAGCCACCGCAGGTAAGCTGGTCAAGTATCTTATTCGCGAGGCTCATTGGTCACCATTTGAAATGGTCCATATGACCATGGGTATCGATACGACTCGTGATATCTCTCGTCAGATCCTTCGTCACCGTTCGTTCTCATTTCAAGAGTTTAGCCAACGGTACGCAGAGTCAGAGAACTTTACGACCGGCCGGGAGATGAGAACTCAAGATCTCAAAAACCGTCAGAACTCAGTTGAGACCGATGACCCAATGGCACAAATCGAGTTTGAAAGAGCTCAGTCACGTATCTTGTTTCATGCCCAGAAAGAGTATAAAGCAGCGTTGAAAAAAGGTATTGCTAAGGAACAGGCACGGGCGTTATTACCAGAAGGTCTGACTGGTACGACACTGTATATGGCTGGATCCCTTCGTTCTTGGATTCACTATATCGATTTGCGTTCCGCTAATGGTACTCAGAAAGAACATATGGATATTGCCCTTCAGTGTAAGGACATCGTCGAAACACATTTCCCAATGCTAAAAGAGTACTGGGACGCAAAATAACTGTGTACAAACCCTTCAAAATATGGTATGATGGATATTATGATTAAATTTATTAAGACACTTATTGCAGACTTTAATGACCCAATAGGAGACCTTCGATTTGGCTATGCGATTCAACCAGAAGACCAAGAAGCAAATGGTGGACGAGGAACTTCAGAAGTACAACCAACTGATGAAGAAACTAGGTCGTAAGCCAGTCACGTCTAAATCTACAAGACGGAAGTCGATACGGGTATCTTCTCGTAACCCAGTAACGACTACTAGGACTGATGATCAATATCGTAATCCAGACTTGCCGTCGACAAGCGATAAAGTTATTCATAGTACCGGTAAGGCCGACTTTGTCCTTGCCTTTGATCGTGGCCAAGAGTCGCAATCTACCATTGACGCTATAAAAGAGAAGGCGAATAGTACTGCGCCTCTCTACTCAAAAGGTGCATATCAGTACGTAACACCTAAAACTAATACAACCGAAATCGGACGTAAAATATGAAAACCAAGTTCATCAACCTTTTTGGGGCACCAGGTGCCGGCAAGTCCACCGTGGCTGCTGGCGTCTATTCCCAATTAAGTCAGCGTGGTTATGACGTCGAGCTAGTTCCCGAGTTTGCCAAAGAACTTGTGTGGGAAGATAACGCATCGGCACTGACCAACCAAGCATATGTGACTGCTCGTCAGTTCTATATGATTCACCGTCTCGACGGCCAATGTCGTTGGGTAATCACCGATAGTCCTGCACTTCTTGGTGCGGCGTATTGCACTCAAGATTATCCACAGTGTTATATTGACACGCTGAAATGGTATCATAGCCAGACTGATAGTAATATGAACTATCTTATTGAACGTGCCGATTCGGTTGTGTTTCAACAGAAAGGTCGTGTCCATAGTGAGCACGAGTCAGCTATGGTCTATGACCGTATCATTAGCCTTTTAGGTGAAGCTAACGTCGAGTTTAGTACGTACGACAACTTAAATGCTATTCATCACATTGTACGTGATGTGATGGCGGCTGAAGAATACGATAATACTCTCGAACTAACTCAAACCAAACCAGAAGATGTGGCAATCTTAGGAGGCCAATGTGATTAAAAGTAGTATTGATCCGAACGTCGTTGCGATTGATTGTGCAGCACCGTTCTTCTTTTTTGACGTGGAACTGCCGTCGGGCCGTAAGTATACTAAGTGTGCTGCCGAACGGATTGTAGAAGCGATCGAAGCCGATGATATTGAGATTCGTCATGCCGATACCGAAGAGGTCGTCGGAGCCTGTGTTGGTGCCAACATTGTCGAGTCTGGTGTGGTAGGCCGAATGATACTTCTTCCGGAACACAGAGACCTTGAGCCAAAATGGAATATGACCTCTTCGTCATTCAGTGTGGCTCTTAAGTTAAAGGATGGTGTAGAAGTATCTGATAATGTAGAAGGAGATAACATAGAAAATATACCGTATTTGGTTGTATTCTTATAGTTATAAGAAGTTTCAGAAAAGTAATAAGATATAAATAGTAGTAGTTACGTATGTAACTAATTTAGGACGAAAGTAAAATGCAACAGGTTTCAAAGCCGACCTCGAAAAGACCTGAACGGTTGTCCCACCGTCAGCGTCGGATCGCTCGACTTAGACGTGGTGGCGCAGATCGATATATCTCTCGATTGTAACCTCACTAAAAAGTGATCATAAAAAAGTGGCCTTGTACGCAAATAACTGTGTACAGGGCCTTCTTTTTATGGTATACTGTATATACAATATGATTATGGAGATTGATATGGCTACATTAGTATTAAGAACCGAACTTATGACGTTACGCGAAGGCGTCTCCAAACATAAAACAATTGAGTCAATTGACCTTATGGGTAACCATTGGCGCCGGGCAGGCGGTGATTTGTTTATGGTTAATAATATGCCAAACGATGACAGTGATTATCTGGGTGAAGTTATCGAGAGTCTATATGAGTTCCTTGAGATGAATGACGACAAAGTTTCTGATTCGGTCTCACGGTTTGAAATACACTCCGATCAGGCAAAGCTGCACGACTTCGCTGACGATTGGGAATATCCCACAATGCTAAATGGATTCCGCCATGGTAGAGACTTTGCCTGGCATGCAAAAAGAATTAGGGAGAATCGAGGTGAACTTCCTGACGAAGTAGATGTCGTATACGAATCATGGGTCCTGAAAAAAGGAGCCAGCCGCGACAGATACCGAGCCTATTATCACTTCACTGATGGAAATATAATTGACGAAACGCAATTTAAGGAGCTATATAAATAATGTCGATTAATTCGTTATACACCGAGCGTACCCCAGCCGAGGGTAAACATATTCAATACAGAGACCAAGTACGTCAGTCAATGACTTGGAGATCGATGAGTCAGGTCTATGTTGAGTACGCTGAACAGGGACCTATGGAATTTAAAGGACCATTTATGGAATACCTCTCTGATCAGATTCCTTCATTCGGTACTTATATGAGTGAGTCATTTCCAACTACTGACCTGACAGGCGGGTCAATCGCAGACGTATTCTCGTTCTTTCACCAATTCATCCTTGACACAGAGACATAACAATGGCAGGTTCTAAAAATAATCCAGCGTCACGTGGCGCCAATGCTGAAACCAAACGATACTATAACGGGCAGGTGTGCACGCCAGTTCTGTACGACGGTACTAAAGTCGGCAAAGGTAAGTGCATAGCCGCAGAGTGCAATAAAGAAATCGTTTTTGATAAGGACGGTATGCCGATTCCTTATCGTTCTCTTCCCACATCATAGGTGAAACATGGAACGTTCTGCTGAAATACGACTGACCCCTGAAGGTTATGTAATCGATCTGTATGAGCACATACTCGATGGTAAAATCTTGCGTGAGTCGCGCGCAATTCCAGGTAAAAATATGTTGTACGCCGAAGAGGTCGTAGAAAACTGGCGAAACGGAATCATTCAATTATGAAAGAGCTGTGGAGACTTTGGGCTAAAGCCATAGGTGAAAAGGCCGACGAGAACGATAGAGAGGCCGACAAGGTCGCTTTTATTCGGTCGGTCATATTCCTCCACGTATTACTCACGAACGCCGCAATCTTTTGGAACATTGTCCTCACCCGTTTGGGTGTATAAACATATAAATAGTGCAAAATAACTATGTACAATACCACAATAATGTGATATACTGGTTATATCAAATGGAGAAATATAAATGAAACATTTTGTAACATCTTATGCAGTCCGGCCGTCAACCACTCAAGTCGGGCACCAGACCAATGCGGCAATGTTCGATGTCGTTGCGCTCTTTAGTAGCGGTAAACGGTATCCAGTCTCGACCCACGCTACTGAAGAAGAGGCCGCGGCCGAGGCTCGTGCTAGGAACAATGATGCTGATGTTGAGTACTCAAGTTCAGCTTCACCCTACGGGGTTGACCATAGTGTCGGCTAGGGTCTTTCTTCTAGGCAGCGACCTGAGCCAACGAAAGTATACCACGTGGATGCTTCAACAGCTCCAAAAGGTAGACTCTCGGATTGAGGTTCTGGTCGCTGACTTTGAGGATGGTAAGTTGTCAAACCTACCAGCAAAGACCTTTGTTGTACAGAATGCAGACTCAGTACACGGATGGTTCAAGAAACCATTTGCTATTGACCAGGCCCACGCACTTGGTTATACTAAAGTCTGTTGGCTGGACAACGACCTTGAAATAATAGAAAATATCGATAGTATATTCGAGTATTCAGTTTTTGATAAGCTTGGTCTAGCACCCGATGGTTATGCCATCAAACGATGCCCACAGACTGTATGGAATAGTGGTGTCGTTCTTTCGCACAGTCGACCTGCGGTCTTAACCGACTGGATGCAGCGTTGTCTACGACAGAAAGATCGTGGTGACCAAGAAGCCCTCGCAGCCATTGCTGACGGTAACCAAAAGATCCGTAACCAGATATTTGACCTTCCGGTCGTTTTTAACTGGCTACGTCTTATGGGTGAACCAAAGCAGTCGGTGAAGATCCGTCACTGGACCGGACCCGCTGGTAAGAGGCATATTAGAGAAAATCTATGGAAGTAGCAATCCTTGGCAACGGACCTTCTTATGAGGAATATATAGATATCCTTAATAAGAACGGGTTCGATATCATTATAGGCTGTAACTTTCCCGATGAACGTCTTATCGACTTAGTAGACTATTCTGCGTTTGCAGATGCTAAGGCATTACGTATGATGCGTATTCAAGGTAAGCATCATGACATGCTGGGTAAGTTTAAGATTATTGCTGGCCCTCGAGCGGCTACAGGTCTTGAAGATGTTAAGTGTCAGCCCGGTGGATCACAGACGTGTCGAGAGTACTTTGAACAAAACGGTCACCTTGACTACGTCCTGCAAATACCAGCTGGGATCATAGATCCTACAGAGCCGGACGACCAGCGGTTCTTTACTTCCGGGCACCTGGCATACGTATTTGCGTGTGAACTTCTTAAAGAAGCCGAGATTACTATATTCGGCTGCGACTCGATGTTTAACGGTAACCATCGTGACTCCTTAAGTAACATAACGGTTAACGAAGGTACCGATGTTAAAAGCAATAAGGAAGTACATCAGGGCGTTGTCAATAAATGGAAGTATAACTGGAATGTACTTCACGAACTATACGACAACAAAACCATATTCCGCGGCCCTGCCGGTCAAGTGATAAACCTAAGGATAGAAGATGAAGTATACAGATGAAGAACTTGAAGCTGCCGAATACCTTGTTAATACCGTCGACGAGACTAACCGTTTAGCAGCACGTCACCTGACATCTACTGAGAATCATGCAGCAATTGCTGTTCGTGCTGCATATTTGACCATCTTAGCATCAGGTAGAGTCAAGGGCCCTATCGATATTGCAACACTCCGTCTTATGATATATACGTTTAACGATATCATAGCTGAGACCGCTGTGCTCGATCGTGATCCAGGTGAGGCTGTTAGTGTAATGGACGAAGGCCTTCGTGCCCTACTTGTTGTCAAAGATGACCTCCTTCAGACCATGAGAGAAATGGCTGGAGCTATGGATGAGGACTATTATCCGGAGTGGGAGTTCGACGCTGATGCCAATGAGGTACTCACTCGTCTGGCCAATGCTAGAGCTACTTTTGATAAGATCACGCTTTCTTCGTTCGAGATTAATAACCTTTTACAGTACGTTGAGCAACTTGCAGCACGCCAGAAGGCCTCCTGATAAGCATATAAATAATTTTACATTATAGATAGATGACGTGAGACATGAGCAAATTTTCAAAATTTCTTAAGAACAATCCAATTAAACGACCCGGCATCGTCGCGGTCGTAGGTAACTTTGACCCGCCAGCAGCAGGTCATGAGACCGTGTTTAACGAAGCGGCAAGACTTGCAAACGCTTCAAACCTTCCACTTCGAATCTTCGTTGAGGACCGTAAGGACAATATTCTTACGTGTACCCAACGTAAGAAGTTTATTGAAGCTATCTTCCCACGATATAAGAAGTATATCGCCGAGAAGCGCGTCAGTGATAAAGCCTTCTCAGACTTCCTTGATACACACTTCGCGAAGGTGGTATACATTGGTTCTCCACACCGGATGGATCCTACCCAACTAAAAGAAACATTTGACGTATACTCATCAGGTGTACGAGATCCAGAGAACCCATCGACTCAGGTCACGTCGTCATCTGAGATGATACGAATCGCTCGTGAGTCTACCCTTGACGAGTTTATCAAACATCTCCCATCTAACACGTCAATCGACCCAGCTCGTGAGCTGTTTGAAGCTATTCGAGTAGCTCACAACCTACCAAAACGACCACCTGTCATTCTTGAGAAAACCCATACACGTGAAGAGTTCTACTCAGGTATGTTTGAAGTTGGTGAGCGAGTGGCTACAAAAGAATTACACGAAGGTGTCATCGCCAGTGTCGGTGCAAACTTCGTAGTTGTTAACATTGACGGTCAAGAAAAAAGGTACTGGCCACGCGATATTATAAAACTCTAAATGTATAAATAGTACAGAACGTTCTGTAACACACACGGGAATTCCTATGAAAATTATCACTAATCGAACACAGTTTACCCCCGGCCTCGCACACTACTGTGAAGCGGTACAGGCTGGTAACGTAATGACTGTCGACTATTACACGTCTGCAAAGACCCCAATAGTCCCACAACTAGTTAACTTGCAGGCACGTCTTATGGAAGCTGCCGCATACGAAAAAATGATCAAAGCTCCTGCAGCACCAAAAGCTGATGCAGAACCTGCTGAGAATCCTAATTGTAAGACCATCGACGGTGGTAAGCAGACCGATAAAAAATACGGTAAGGACCTCTCTAAAGGTGAAGAAGAAGCTATCGATATGGCACAAGATGCTATTAAAGATGCTGATGACGATCTGGAACAAGAAGCACCAGAGTTGACCAAAGGGATCTCACGTGCGTCTGAGCCAAGGCCAAATCAAAGACTTACTGAAAACTTACGTCAGGCTGAACTTGATGATCTGTATACAGTTAAACAGATTCAAGAAGCCATGCTCGCAGTCGAAGCTTTTGATGACGAAGGTGCCCGCGACGAATTCATTGGTGCACTTGGTGAGCCAGTCGGTAACGACCGCGATCTTCAAAAACCTAGAGAAGAAGGTAAGCTAGACGAGTCGGTACGTATTATGGACCGCTTCTTGAAAGCATAATAAATAACTGTATTATGTTTATTGATTCATCCAACTTCACGCACTATGCCTACGAAAATTACAATAACCCACAATGCGTGGACTTGGATGAATTCCATAGTGACCTCAAACGGTTTAAATACCTAAAGAAGTTGCTCAATCGTTATAAAGAGTCTGGTGTATTTAGTGAGCGCCTGATCTTGAATCATATTATTGTGTTACAAAACTTATTCGGAATTAGTGCGCTAAAGCATTTACTGGAATATAAGGTAGAAAGGGAACATTGGCCCGCAGTTAAAGCATGTTTGTTATTTCTGGAATATAGTACACCAGATGAGTACATAGATATACAGGCGGACCGTATTGTTACAAGGATCTTGGAAAGAATATGAAGACTCACGATTTAAAACCACTCGAAGCAGTTAAAGATTTTTATGGTCTCAACGAACAGTTGACCGGCGATAAACTTTCTGCTAACCTCTCAAACATAGTCATGAGCTTTTGGCATGACTTAACATCCCCATTTGTTGCAGACCCGGACTCATTTGATATTCATAGCCATGGTATCGATGGACCTTATCGCTGTATCAAAATGACCCCTGGTGCCGATGTCATCGAACGCGTATACGACCGAGTCGACTCTAGGGCATCAGATCTTGTCAAGGCGCTTAACAAAGCGTTCAACTCATCTGCGTTTGACCTGAAGATTCGCCGCGAGAATGGTGAACTTGATCTTATGGTCGCATTCACCGGCGCTGAAGGTGGTATATTCACGTGTAACTCATTGGTCCAAGGTGGATCATTTGCGGTTGCTCTTCGTATTCCAAACGACGAAGAAATGAAAGTTACCTTTGACTCTATGGCACAGGTTCCAACACCTTCTAATGTTGACCAGGGCCCTGCAGGTCCAGAGCTTGAACCCGCTCCGGCTGATGACTTTGACGACATTCCAGAGACCGATCCTCAAATGGATGACGGTATTCCTATGGAAGGTGCCTTTAAGAAACTGGCAACAGACGAAGAAGAGATGGAGCGCCTGGGTGTACAGCTATATAAAACTGCTCCAGCCGATGTTAAGAATCAACTCCCTAAGGCAGTTGCAGCCTTTATCCGTGACAACGTGCCACAATACGCAAAAGATAAAGGTTTTGATCCTAAGGACTTTCAAGCTGTTATGCGTGATATTATCCAAGACAAAGGAGAGATCACCGAAGAGATGGAAGACAATAAACCAAAGGGTGCAAAGATCGACCGTCCTGACTTTCAAGACGAGCCGTTCGAACCTGCGCAAGGTGACCTAGATACTCAGGACCTCGATCAAGAAAAAGAATTCCCTATCGATGAACAAGATGGTAAAGATCTTGCCACCCGTCTTGGTACAATTGAAGGTGCCTTACAGGCACTGATAACTCAAGTCGACGATGGTCCACTTAAGGATGAGATCCAACGACTTATCGGTATCGCGCAGTTACCACGACCCGACCTTCTTAGAATGGGCGAATCTCTTCGATTAATCATGAGAGCCATCCCATTGCTGAAGACCGAAGAGATGCCTGATATGGAACCAGGTGATGCTCCGATCGTAGACTATGAAGACTACGAAGACGCCCAACAGTACAACGAAGGTATGGCCTCGAATACTCAAGATTACGTTAATCCCCGTTTAGTTAAAGCTTTAAATAAAGCTGGGATTACTGACTGGAAAGCTGTTAAAAAGGCTGGATATACTTCCTACGAGATCTGGCCCGGTTATGAAATTGCCGTTGATGGCAAAGGCATTACCGTTATGAAAGATGGCAAAAAAGAAGGTTATTTTGATCGGCCAAAACGTGATTACAAAAAGGCTGTAGAACAGGTCAAAGATGGCAGAAGACTTCATGTACAGCTTAGCCTTTACACCGCGAGGGCTTTGGGCGGCCCCGATATTGACCTTGTAGAAGAGATGGACGACTTGGGTATGGCTGTAGAATCTACCTCAAATACTCAAGTCGTCATTAATCACCTTTTACCTAAAGCTTTAAGGCAAGCTGGGATTGACTGCAAAGTTGTTAAAAAGATTGGATATACTTCCTATAATTGTGGGAACGGCTATGAAATTGTCAATAATGGCGTAGGCATTACCGTTAAGAAAGATGGCAAAGAAGTAAGTTATATTGATCAGCCAAGACTCAATTACAGACAGGCTGTAGAACTAGTCCAACCAGTCACGAAAGAAGATGTCGCTGGTATGTCTGTGTCTAACATGGGTGGTAATGTCCCAGGCCACGATGCAGGTCCTGGTCCGGTCGTAAAGCGTGAAAAGAAGCCACAGCAAGAGTCTACTTCTTACCGTTACGTTTCACTTGAAAAGCTTAATCCATTTCAGAGGTAACAGATGACGTTTCTTCTTATCGTATTACCGAGCTTATTGACACTGGCATCTTTCATTGTCATAGCTCGGGCAGTATTCACCGCTGATTTTGCAGTAGAAGAATATATCGAAGAACTTTCAACGTGTATGGTATTGGCTGTAGCCTCTAATATTGCACACTTAATTATGTCAGTAACTGGCTTTAACCTTTTGGCGATGTTAATAGACCCACTTATGTTGGCTGTGGCATCTACTATTGCTTATCGTATATGGGAAGATTCTAATGGACATTAGTGTATTTCAGGTGTTGGCCACTGTTGCAGTTTCACTTATCACCGCGGTTAGTGGCGGTTGGATGGCTATGAAGCGGTTTAACCGAGAAGAAAAGAATCAACAAAGGGAGCAGCGTAGAGAGTTGCGTGACGACCTATACAAAGAGATCGATCGTCTTGGGGCTGACAACGCTCACCTCAGGGAAGAAAACATCCGTCTCCAAGAAAAAATATTAGAGCTTCAGGGACAGATCCTTGAGCTCAAGACCGAAGTGGCATTACTTAAAGTGGAGAACAAATAGTGTTCAGCTTTATGAATCCTCGGGTGTGGGCCTTGGTTGGGGTCGGTGCTGTTGTGGCTATCGGCTCCATTTGGGCAATTCACGCGTGGAACGGTATGGTACAATCTATCAAGGCTGAAGTCGCTCTTGAGTGTAATACCACACAGCTTGAAGAAGAACTCGCATTTGAAAAAGCCAAAAACGAAGACCTAGAGAGTCGTAATCAAGTCCTGAAACAGATCATTGACGGTTTTGAACCTGAGGTGATCGAACGCGTTGAGTTCCGTGATCGTGTGGTTACCGAGATCCGTGAAGTACAGGCTGAGGTCGAGTCGACTCAAGAAGGTAAAATACGAGAAGAGTTAAGTCCTACCACTCGCCTCTTCCTTGATAGCTTAAAGGAAGAAGACTAATGCGTTATTTGACAGTAGCTTTACTCCTTGCATTGGGTGCGTGTGCTACGACCCCACCAAAGATTGACCGCGTTCAGAAAGTTCCTATGTACGTGGTTATTCCTGACGAAATACTGGAACGTTGCCCTAGTGCTCCAAAGGTAAACCAGTCAGAACTTAAAACCGAAACCGACTATAATGAGCGGTTTGTACTTCCTTTGTGGGAGTCATATCTACAATGTCGTAAGACTATAAATAACATTATCATCCTAAACGAAGACGCCAAGCGTCGTAATGCTGAAAGAAATAAAAATGACTAGTAAAACAAAGCAGATGATTGCTCTGATGGAAGCATTGAACGCTGTCAATGGCGCTAACAAAGCTTCGCAATCACTAAGCACACAGCCAACGCTTAGCGAGGCTACTGAGCTTGAAGAAGCGTTCGATCTTGACAAGGCGCTTGACAAAACAGATATGATTAGGGTTAGTCTTCCTAATGGCAGATCTGATCACATTCACCCAGACAAAGCCGCTGAACTCGAAAAAGACGGTAAGCTGGAGATGACTGGACCAAAAGCTGCAGTATACATTGGTGAAGCTCAGCAGGACGAAGCGTTCGGCATGTCAAAGCCCGATGCCAAAACCGCAAAGACCGAAACCATGGCCTTGCTGGCAGCGGACTATGTCGAAAAGTTTGGCGCTGCTTTACCGATAACCAACGTCAGTGCCAAGGAGTGGTTCGAACGTAGTAAAGGTGAGATGAAAACTCACGGCATTGGTCCTGTGGAAATGATGGCCGCAATCATGTTTGCCAACCTCGTATACAAAAGAACACAATCCGAATCCGCTATTGACACTCCAGAACTCTCAGAAAGCACTATTGAGAAGGTCTTTAAAAAGATGGCCGCTGACGGCCTTTTGGATATGGATGATGAAGGTACATACACTTCCACGCTTGATTCAGTATTAGGCCCTGAAGCTAAAAAAGCTATCGCAACTAGTATTGCTAAGAGTGCAAAGCCGGGCCCAAAACGTGACCGAGCAGTTGCTAACTTGTCCGATGAAGCTGATCCAGTGAATGAATTCTTGACCTTTGGTAAAAAGCCAACGACTCCTGAAGAAACCAAAGCGTATATTCTTAAAAAATATGCCGGTAAAATCAAAAAAGTCAAAGAACTGTATAAGCAGTACCAAGCCGTTGCAGGTAAAAACATGTCGAGAGACGGCAAAACGGTTGGCTTTAAAGATGCTACAAAATCCCGTCCACAGTGGGATGCGTATAGGACCGCTGGCACGGAGCTTCAACAGATGATAAAGCAAAAGACTCGCGGCATGCCGGGTGCGGGTGACCTGGTTGGTTCCTGGCCGGACCTACAAAAAATCCTTCAAACCGAAGCCCTTGAAGAAGGGGACTTTATTTTCGACGATGAGCTTAATGCCCAGATCACTAACTTCGAAAAAGCGGTATATTCACTGTCAAATAATAAAAGCCTACGGGATCAATTTAAGAAGGGCGGTATCGACCTCGATAATATTGCGAGGAAGTTGCAGGATTTTGAGCCATTTAAACTCGATGATCCGTACGAAGGCCTTGAAGACTAGTATACAATCCTGAAGAAGACCGAACATAGCACTTAAAATGCTAAAAGGCTATGTACAATGCCACAATAATGTGATATACTGTACATACAATATAAATAATAGAGCGCTTCTACGGAAGCGCTCTTTTTATCTGATGAGGTTGAGAATGAATGACTTGCACGTAACAAAAAGATCTGGTGAGACTGAGTCCCTCTCACTTGAAAAGATCCATAAAGTACTCGAGTGGGCTTGCGAAAACATTACAGGAGTATCAATATCAGAGATCGAATTACGTGCAAATATACAACTCTATGACGGCATTCCTGCTGATGACATTCATGAGTTACTTATCAAGTCCGCTGCAGAGCTGATCTCCGAAGATACCCCAAATTACCAATATGTAGCAGCACGGTTGATAAACTATAAGCTACGTAAATTGGTCTACGGCAAATACGATCCTCCACATATCCGTACTATCGTTGAAGACAACGTGTCCGCCGGTGTATATGACCCGGATGTACTTAACATATACAGTGACGAAGAGTGGGAAACCGCCGAACGGGCTATTCGTCACACTCGTGATAATACATTTGCATATGCTGGCATGGAACAGTTCCGAGGTAAGTACCTTGTACAGGACCGTTCGACTGGCAGGTACTATGAGACACCTCAGGTACTCTATATGCTCGTGGCTATGACTCTCTTCTCTGAGTATCCGGTTGATACACGTATGAGTTGGGTCAAGCGTTACTATGACGCCATCTCAACGTTTAAGATCTCATTACCGACGCCAATTATGGCAGGTGCCCGTACAAGTACTCGTCAGTTCTCGTCGTGTGTTCTTATCGAGTCCGGTGATTCACTCGATTCTATCTTTGCGACCGGTACTGCGGTAGGGCAATATGCTGCCAAGCGTGCCGGTATCGGGATCAACGGTGGCGCAATCAGAGCTCAGGGTTCAAAGGTTGGTAACGGTGAAATCGTTCATACCGGAGTCATTCCATATTGGCGTTTCTTCAGAGGCGCACTGAAGTCCTGTTCCCAGGGCGGTATCCGTGGCGCCTCAGCCACTATCAACTATCCGTTCTGGCACCTTGAAGCCGAAGACCTTTTGGTTCTTAAGAATGCAAAGGGTACTTTCGAAAACCGTATCCGTGATATGGATTACTGCATTCACCTTAATAAGTTCTTTTTACAACGAGTCCTTGAGAAAAAACATATTACGTTGTTCTCACCCCACGAGGTTCCGGACCTATACGAAGCATTCTACTCTGACTCAGACCAGTTCGCTGAGCTATACGAAAAATATGAACGGTCTCGGTCACTCAAGAAGAAACGTATCAACGCCGAGGATTTCTATAAGACAATCTTGACCGAGCGTCAACAAACCGGTCGTATCTACATCTTCTTTGCTGATAACGTCAACGATCACTCTTCGTTCAAGGTTCCGGTCAAGATGACAAACCTATGTACCGAGATCACGTTGCCTACTCAGCCATTTAGTAATGCGAGTGTCGACGAGGGTGAGATTGCCCTATGTACGTTGAGTGCTATTAACTGGGGTGTTATCAATCGTATTGAGGATTTCGAAGAGGTATGTGAGCTGGCCGTCCGCGGACTTGATGCCCTTCTTGATTATCAGAACTATCCACTTCCGATGGCAAAGACCTCGACCATGAACCGTCGTCCATTGGGTATTGGTGTTATCAACTTTGCGTACTTCCTTGCGAAGCGTGGACTTAAGTACGATAATGATGCCCTTGATACTGTTCATGAGTACGCCGAAGCCTGGTCATACTACCTTATCAAAGCCTCGATGGAACTGGCCAAAGAGAAAGGGCGTTGCCCACTGTTTGACGAGACCAAGTATGCTGATGGTGTTATGCCTATCGATACGTATAAGAGAGAAGTTGATGAGTTGGTCGAGCCAGTGTACAATATGGACTGGGATCAACTTCGCGCTGACGTCCAGGAATACGGTGTACGTAACTCAACACTTATGGCCCTGATGCCAGCTGAGACCTCAGCTCAGATTGCCAATGCGACAAATGGCTTTGAGCCGCCGCCAGAGCTTGTGACAAAAAAGAAGTCAAAGCATGGTACTCTCGCTCAGGTTGTTCCTGAGATCCAACGGTTAAAAAATACATATGACCTACGTTGGAACCAAAGTGTTACTGCATACCTTTCGGTTGCTGCGGTGATGCAAAAGTTCATGGACCAAGCCGGTTCGTTTAACACTAGCCACAATCCAGAAATATGGGGTGGGAAAATACCTCTGTCCGTATTGGCACACGATGTTATGTTTGCCTATAAGTATGGACTCAAGACATTGTATTACGCCAACCCAGCGCCAACTAAAGTAGACAAAGACACAACAGACAACCAGGACGATGGTCCTGAATCAGACGAGGAAGAGTGCGAGAGCTGCGTTATATGACATATTCCGTATTTAGAAAAGCCGAAGTATCACACCTGAAACGTAAGATGTTCTTCGACGAACCAGTCGATGTGGCTCGTTACGATAAGGTAAAATATCCACAATTTGAAAAACAGAATGACAAGATGTTGAGTCTGTTCTGGAGACCTGAAGAGGTCAATCTAGAAAAGGACCGTATCGACTTTGAAGGACTAACTGATCATGAAAGACACATATTCACATCTAACCTCAAACGACAGATCCTACTCGACTCTGTCCAGGGACGAGGACCTGTGGCCGCGTTCGGCCCACTCACGTCGTTACCCGAGCTTGAGACTTGCTTCGTCACTTGGGAGTTCTTCGAGACGATACATTCCAGATCGTACACTCACATCATAAGAAACGTCTATGCCGATCCATCTGTGGTATTCGATACCATGCTGGATATCCCTGAGATTATTGAGTGTGCTGAAGACATCTCAAAGTACTATGACGACTTGATGACCTATGAGGATAAGAAGTCTTTGTGGTTGTGTATGAACTCGGTCAATGCTCTTGAGGGTATCCGGTTCTACGTATCGTTTGCATGCTCATGGGCATTTGCTGAGCTCAAGAAGATGGAAGGCAACGCTAAGATCATCAAGCTCATTGCGCGTGACGAGAACATCCACCTTGCTATATCGACTGCTATCCTCAAGCAACTCCCGAAGGATGATCCTGAGTTTATCCAGATCAAGGAAGAGTGTAAGGACGAGGTTCAACAAATCTTTATTGATGCTATCGAACAAGAAAAGAAGTGGGCACAGTACCTTTTTAGGGATGGTTCGATGATTGGTCTTAACGCCGCAATGCTCGAGTCATATGCCGAATGGATCGGTACCAAGAGAATGAGAGCTGTCGGTGTTGAGTCACCATATTCTCCGGGTGGCTCCAACCCATTGCCATGGACCGAGGACTGGATTTCAGGTGGAGCAGTTCAGGTTGCACCACAAGAAACCGAGATCGAAGAGTATATCGATGGTGGCGGTATCGAAGCAGATAACCTTGATATTCTTTCAGACTTTAAGCTATAAACTGTGTACATCAGTACCGATATGGTGTATAATAAAATTATAATATAGCAAGGAGAGAAAATGTATCGAATCTATTCAAAGGACAATTGTAAGTTTTGTACGATGTCTAAACAGTTACTCGAACAGAAGGGTATCTTATACGAGGAACTGAAGTACGAGACTGACTTTACCCGTGACGAACTGTTTGAACGGTTCCCACAAGCCAAAACATTTCCACAGATTGAAACCACTGATGGGGTATACGTAGGAGGATTTGACCAACTAAAGGAACTTATCGGGTAACATATAAATAGTCACATGACGTGGCTATACCAAGATAACGAATTCAATGAGACACCTGACAAGAAAGACTATGTTGGGTTTGTCTATCTAATTACCGAGCTTGCTACTAACAAGAAGTATGTGGGGAAAAAACTGTTCCATAAGCCAGCGTACCGTATGGTCAAGCTGAAGAATGGTACGAAGAAACGAAAGAGGGTATATGTAGACTCTGACTGGCGTGACTATCATGGATCGTCAGTCTCGCTAAAGGAAGCTGTTGAAAGCAATGGCTCTGAAAAGTACAAGCGTGAGATACTTCGCTTATGTGCTAAGAAAGGTGAGATGAGTTACTACGAACTCAAAGAACAAGTAGACCGTGAGGTCTTATTCTCTGACGAATACTATAACGAATTTATTTCGGCTAAGATCCATTCCAAACATCTTTAAGTGATATGTCAGAATACGTAAGCGTATAAATATAACTAAATGAACTAAAAGAGCAATAGACCGTATGGTCTGATTCTCAGACGAGGCCATTATGATTATCGAATTAATTGAACACAACACCAGGACTCCGCTCCATCTTATCATGGAGGTAAACAAGTCACTTGATGACTTTCATCGTGACCTCCGTGGAGTTGTTATTATAAACTTTATTAAAAAGACCAATGGCCGACAGCGCCACATGGTCTGTACTCGTAACCCTGAAATAATTGAGAAGGTCGCCGGTGCTGCAGCTCTCGCCGCTGGTAACGAGTATAAAGGTCCACCAACAGTTATACCGGTCTTCGATCTAGTCAAGAAAGCTTGGCGTTCTTTTGACGTTAAGACCGTGCGTGACGTATCATCCCGCGAACTTGCTTCCCTTGCTTCACTGTCACGTAAAGACCGATACCGCGACGATAAAAAATTTGGTGTACTTCAACGGCTGAATCCGTTTAACCGTGATAAAGTTCAATTCAAAGATCACTATGTTCCGAGGTCTCAGACGCTTGTTGAGCATACCGCGATGGAAATACAATCTACCGAGATTTCCAGATTTAAGGATATATTGTAATGGCAACCATATTTAGAAAAGACTCACCACTTTCGGTATACCGACCAGTGAGTAAGAATTGTTCAAACACACTTCGTGAGTACGCACGCAAATGTGGTATCACGGATTGTTATGAGCAATTCTATCTTCCGATTAAGTCAACCGAAGGCCCGTGTGACTGGCACCAGTATCGTCCAAATAAAGAAACCTTAAGTGTCTCTACAACCGGACTGGTACAAACTGAATACGGTATTGGTCTTCAACTAAAAGAATATAAATTTCTCAACGAATGTACCGATGCCTATAGTATGGATGGTACCGAATTCGATTCTATTATATACCTCACCTCGTCGATTAATGTAGAAGACATTAATATGTCAAAGGTATTTGAGGAAAAGATTATTGTCAGAGGAGAGGTTCATAGCGAGTCGTTTCCGATACACGAAGAAACCAAAATTGAGGAAGTAATACCTGAAGGAATTGATCCTGAGCTTTGGCAGTTCTTAACGCCAGCTCAAAAGAGACTCTGGTAATGAAAAAGATTGATCTATCCGAGGCAAGACGCATTGCGCTTGAGGATGCCAGGGAACGCCAGAAACAGGCAGCACTCCTTGAGGCTTCTGAAGCACGCAATGAGTTTATTCGTGAACAGGTTCAAGTCCTAAACAAAACGAGCAATACGTACCTCCGTGGCATTGATCCGGTTCAAGGTGAGATGCTACCTGAAGGTACTATGTTTTTTGGTAACGACCTCAAGTGGTATCTCGTTGAGTCAGATGGTATAACCGATATTACTCGCGAGGGGCTTCAAGGACCGCAAGGTGAACAGGGTCCTCCCGGTCTTATCGGTGAGCAGGGTATCCAAGGCCTACCGGGTGAACCAGGTCTTATAGGTGAACAAGGACCACAGGGCAATCCCGGTCCAGAAGGACCTCGTGGCCAACGCGGGCAACGCGGTAAAGCGGGTCTTATTGGTGAGCAGGGTATCCAGGGTGAGACAGGTCCAATTGGTCCGATGGGACCTCAAGGACCTGCAGGTCAGGATGGTAAAGACGGTAAGGATGGTGAAACACCGAACGTTGATCCACTCATCGAAAAAATACGCGAAGAGCTCGAAGCCAAATTACTTAAGGACTATGAGACTCAGCGAGCTAATATAGAAGCGGCACTAAGAAACGTAAGAGCTCCAGGAAGCGGCATGTCTTCGTCCGGTGGCTCGGTACGTATTATGGACAATGATGATGTTCAGCGTAAACGACTCAGTGACATTGATGACGACTCGCTTCTGGTATTTGATACTGATGCTAAAAAGTACCAGACCGAAACGTTTCAAAGTCTACTTGACCGTCATGATATTACCGGCGGTGGTAGTACCGGCGGTGGTAGTACCAGTGTTACTGGTGGTCTTATTCAGACATCTGAGTTCTCACTGTCCGGAACAGCGTATGCCGCAAATCCTGTTACAGATCAATTTTCGTACGTATCACACTATGTGGTCAACGATACTACTAATGAAGTAGTTTCAATACCTCTTACTATTACGAGTACAGGTGTTGACCTTACTTCAAATATTGACCTAACTGGTCACACACTACGTTTGTTATATTCAACCGCGGCTCCTACTAATACGTTTGCTCTTTCAGGTACAGTGTTGACGGTTAACTTCTCGGTTGAGGGTATTGGTAATTACGTAAATCATTACATAAGCGACGATACCACTGGTGATATTGTTGAGATTGGTGCACAGATAAATAGTACTGATCTTGTAATAACTTCAAATATTGACATGACAGGAAAGACCCTGCATGTCATCCACTATTAATCTATGTACAGCTTAACAACACCAAGAGGAAAACTAAATGGCTGAAAAACAATTCTATCATGACATAGATCTTGTTAAAGTTGGTCAGCTCGTCGATGCACGCTTTAAGAACGTCACTAACGCAGAGAGATCTACGCTAGCTGGCAGCCTTGGGACTGGCAACAAGGGCTTGGTCATCTATGACACTGACGATTCGGAGATGTATCTCTGGGACGGAAGTTCTTTTAATAGGGTCTCTGCGGACGTAACTGGAGATCTTATCTTCAAAGGCGTCATTAACCCCACTAACGACAATACCGCCGCAGTTGAAGCTGTACAAGGTTATCAATATGTGGTGGATACTGCTGGTACGCTGAGTAAAACCGGTGTTACTTTCACACCTAGTGCAGTTGTTGAAGTCGGAGACATGGTTCTCTTTACTTCAACCACAGAAGCTACGGTTATTCAACGTAACATTGAAGATGCTACGACCTCTAAGAAAGGTCAAGTAGAACTGGCGACCACTGCTGAAACCAACGCCGGTTCAGCCACAGCTCTCGCAGTAACACCAGCATCTTTGACCGATGTTCTTACTGACATTTCAACTAACACGTCAAACATCTCTACCAATGCCGGTAACATCTCAACTAATGCAAGTGATATTACTTCACTTGAGACATTTACAGGTACCGGGACATCACTTGATACAACCGCAACTGATCTTGCTGCTGGTATCAATGAACTGCATGGTGAGATTGGAACAAACGCGTCGAATATCTCTACCAATGCAGGTAATATCAGTACTAACACGTCAAATATCTCGACGAATGCTGGTAACATCAGTACTAACACATCAAACATCTCTACCAATGCAAGTGACATTACCGCGCTCGAGACGTTTACGGACGTTGGTACAGGTCTTGATACCACAGCTACTTCACTGGCTGATGCGGTTAACGAACTACACGGTGAGATTAACACTAACGCATCAAACATCTCGACAAACACGGGTAACATTTCAACTAACGCAAGTGATATCTCGACTGCTCAGTCAAACATCTCGACGAACGCGAGTGACATTACATCACTGGAAACCTTTACCGGTTCTGGTACTTCACTTAATACGACAGCAACTGATCTTGCGGCTGGTGTTAATGAACTTCACGGTGAGATAAATACCAATACGTCGAATATCTCGACAAACACTGGTAACATTTCGACGAACACCGGTAACATTTCAACTAACACATCTGACATTACTTCACTTGAAACGTTTACAGGTACCGGCACTTCACTTGACACGACTGCGACAACTCTCGCGGGTGCTGTCAACGAATTGCATAGTCGTACAGAAGCGAAGATCTATACTAACTCCTCATTTAGCGTAACTGCTAATGTTGCTGCTACGATCACGCACAACCTTGCTCTTACTGACAAGGACTTCTTTACGATCCGCGTATGTGACTCAAGTGGTTCTTCGGTCAGTGTTGATGTTGACTCGGTCAATACCAACTCACTCACAATCACCTCACTCGTTTCCCTTACGGGTCTCAAGTGCATAATCATGGGTACGTAATAACACATGTCATTTGATAGGTTTGCCTCTGGACTCCAGCTCCCTAATGTGGGATCTGGGGTCAATCCACGAGCTTCTGATAGTTCAGACTTTCTTCGCCTTTACTTTAAGACCGACCAGCTTTATCATACTGATGAGGCCGGTACTGAAGTACAGCTAACAGGCAATAACCTATTATTGGCAGGTGGTACTCTGTCAGGTGACGTGACTTTCGTTGATAGCGCGAACTTGTACCTCGGCACTGGCAATGACTTCTCGATGCGATATATCGGCGGAACGATATTTAACGCTATAGCGGGTGATGTATACTTTCAAGATAATGGTACAACCGTTATGCGTCAGGCGGGTTCCAACATGCGGATGTACGACAGTCGGAACCTTCAGTTCGGAACTGGTGGTGACTGGGCGTTCCAATACAACGGCACCGACGCTTATATGGATTTGGATTCTGGTGCTTGGCGCTGGCGAGACGGTGCAAATGGCAACGCTGATAGAATCCGATGGACACCAAGTGATGGTCTTGAGTTTCAGGATGGACACCAACTTCAACTTGGAACCAGTAACGACCTGCGAATGTACCATTCAAGCGATACCAACTACTTTGATCTGGTTAACGGGGACCTGAAGGTCCGCGACGTCAGCGGAACAGCTGAAGACCGGTTTGTGTTCACCCAAGCCGGAAGACTGGGTATCGGTACAGACTCTCCGGATGTTGATCTCCACGTTGCATCCGGCAATCCTGTCATTCGACTTGAAGACACGAACGCGGCCAGTGATGCGAAGCAGTGGAACATCTCAGCCGGTGGCACAAACCTACTAAGGTTTCAGGCTCTTACTGACTCAGGTACCGGCGGTGGCCACTTGTTTGAGTTTGAGAGAGTAGGAAGCAATATACATCAATTCGCTGGAATGAAGGGCGGCGTCCGTTGGTTTACGATCCACAACGACGATCAAAAAGTCGGTATCGGGTCCTCATCACCAGAGACATTGCTTCACGTTCAG